GAGAGTTGCAACATCCTAGAGCTGTGCCACCGCAAGCTGGGTGGATCATTCTCAGAGACGATGAGATGGGCTCTCAAGTTCTGCGGCTTTGAGCAAATCAGAACTGTCAAGACAGAGGATCGGGTGGAAGTTCAAACTGTTCCCGACACTGCTCTCAGGGGCAGCGAGGTACACCGCTACATGGTGGAGAAACGAGGGATAAACGAACGCACTCTTGGTAAGTACAACATCTTTCACCACGAGCAGAAGGGTGGACACTGGTGGGGAGCACCACTCTATGACACCGAAGGCCGTTGCCGGATGCTCAAGTATACGTGCATCACCCGCATCGGTAACAAGAAACAAATCTATTCCACCCAACCTGTATTCAACACACCGTTTGGACTGCACCTAGTCGGGGAGGATGACCGAGAGCTAATCATCTGCGAGGGTGAGATTGATTGCATGAGCCTGCACCAAATGCAGAAGGAGAGTAACATTCCAGTCATTGCTGTACCATCAGCCAGTAATCACGGGTGGATTGAGAACTGTTTTGAGATTCTGACTAGGATGGAACGCATCTACGTTGCCAGTGACATGGATGACGCAGGTCAGCAGATGTTTATTAAGCTCTCTCAGAGGCTCTCAGCGGACCGCTGTTACCGTATTGAGATACCGGAGCCACACAATGATGTAAACGATTGGCTGGTCAAGGATCACCCCACTGAGGACGATCTGAAGAAGCTTATGGATAGTGCCAAGGGCAACGAGCCAGAGGCTTTGGTAAGGCCCAATGATTTTGTGTTGCAGATGCAGGATTGTGTAACCCAACAAGAGAGGGAAAGAGAATGGAAGAATTGGTGCTTCCAAGATATGCCCCTATCCTTGAGAGAGAGCGAACTACTGACCATCATTGGTATTCCAGGTTCAGGCAAGAGCCAGATAGCATACCAGCTACTGCTACACCTAGCCAGCACAGGAACGAAGTGTATGGCCGTATCCTTTGAGGTTCCCATTGAGAACATGATGCTTCAACTGGGAACACAACTCCTTGGAGAGGAGCCGAAACATGAGCAGTGTTCTCAAGTTGCTGATGAACTTGGAGAGAACATCTTCTTCATTGATGACACCAACTTCCAGAACCGTGGAAACAATTGGGATGGTCTCAAGTCCGAGATAATTTTAGCCAAGCAGAAGTATGGAATAAATACCATTATGATCGACAGCTTCAGCTATCTTGCACCGAAGCTTGACTTTGAGCAACAGGGTCTTATAGCTAAAGACTTAGCTAGGACAGCCGTGAAGCATCAGCTTTCAATTGTCCTAATAGCTCACGCCGATGCAAAAAGTAAAGAGAATGGGGGTACTAAGTATGCCCCTACCAGCCCTGGATCTATCCTTGGCAGTCAAGAACTGTCTCAGGCTAGCCACACCATATGCAGTATGCACCGCAACACTGCTAAGGAACTGGTCATGTCCAACGGAAGTGCTGAAGAGCAGGACAAGTATAAGAAGCAAGGAGACGGCACATTCACCTGCTTCAAGCAACGCAACAGCGGGGTCAACTTTAGTCGCGACCTTTGGTTTGATACCAAAACCCGACTATTCCAAACAAGCCCAATCTCTACCCTCTCACCAGAGGATGAGTATTGGTACAACGTAGACTAAAAATAAAATGTCTGATCTAAAAACAATAAAAACAGTGCGTCTCATGGGAGACGAACCAAGAAACACACCTAACGGGGACCTCTGGGGGTTCTGGTTAGAATTTGACGATGGCACAAAAGGAGTTGCCAACGGCAAAAGCAAGCAGCCCAGATGGGCGGAGGCGGGAGCCACAGTAGAGGCAACCGACTCAACATACAAGACCCCGAAGGGTCACACCAAATGGAAAATCTCAATACCAAGAGAGATTCCACAGGACGGTCAAGGATTCACCGGACACCAGTCCAAGGATGGAGCCGAGACGTTCTACAAACGACCGAACTATTCCAACAATGGCAGTGGTGGAGTAGACAAGGGAAGAGAGATTGCCATTCAAGCTTGCATAAACCAAGCTTGCCAAGCGGCAGTACAAGATAGTACGTTCAAGAGCAATGGATACAGTGAACAATTTAAATACATTGTATTCTCCATTGCAAAGGACTTGCTAGAAGTGAGGGAAGCTATCCAAGAGGACCGAGAATTGGTTCAGGAGGAAGGAGCACCATTCTAGTTAAACTGCGGGGGCTCTGGCCCCCGCTTTATATTATGGCACACTTTTATGAAGTAAAAAAAGATACGGGGTTCCTTCGGGATGACCTGTCCACTCCCTTCCAAGCAAGGAAGGAAACTCAAAGTAGTGGCAAGGCGATAGTTGCCAGCGTTACCGAGAAGCTGAAGGTGTATCCAGATTTCTTCTTTGAAACTTGGAGGACTAAGAAAGCAATCGAGCTTACCAAGGAACACCCACACCTCGGTGAAGAGGAAATCATGGACATGATGTGGGGTATGAGGGTTCATCCAAAGACTGGCGAGGAGGTGAAGAGTTCTTCTTGGGGAACCGAATGCCACAAGCATTTAGAAACTACCATTTGTGGGGGTCAGTGTCCCCAATCCTGGAAGCCCTTTGTCATGCCGTTCATTGAATGGGCAGGTGACCAAGACCTAGAAGTTGTGGAAGTTGAGGGAGTTGTTTCCAACAGTGACCAAGAGTTTAACACAGCAGGAACAATTGATCTACTGGCCGTACACAATGGCAAGCTTGCCCTCTTTGACTACAAGACAAGGGATGTGGCAGAGCATCAGGAAATTTCCCGAAAGGCATATCACAAGGATGCTATGCAGCTAGCTTCGGAATCTAGGATGGTAAGGCTTGCCAGTTACCTAGACTATGACCCGCCAATTCACACCGTCATCATCAATACCAATAACGGAAACACCCATGTCAAGACGTGGACTGAACAGGCACAGGCCAAGGCACTGCATGATGCTATCAGTTGCTTCATGTTCTATGACTTGGTCAACAAAATGCGGTGAATGAGTTACACCTTTTTGCAGGATCAGGGGGAGGTATCCTGGGTGGACAACTTCTCGGACATACCACAGTTTGTGCTGTTGAAATTGAAGAGTACCCCAGACAAGTCTTGCTGCAACGACAGCGAGACGGAGTGTTGCCCAAGTTCCCCATCTGGGACGATGTCTGCACCTTTGACGGAAAGCCTTGGCGAGGAGCAGTTGATGTTATTTGCGGAGGGTTCCCCTGCCAAGACATCAGTTCCGCAGGAAAGGGAGCCGGTATTGGAGGAAACCGTTCGGGACTATGGAAAGAATATGCAAGAATTATTGACGAGGTACGGCCTAAGTTTGTCTTCGCGGAAAACTCCCCGTTACTGCGGGGTCGCGGGCTTGACGTTGTCCTCGGAGACTTGTCCGAGTTGGGGTATGATGCAAAGTGGTGCGTGTTGGGAGCTTGGCACGTCGGCGCGCCCCATAAAAGAAACAGGATGTGGGTACTTGCAAACCACTCATCAGTACATGATTCCCACTCCAACAACCATGCCAGAAGCTCCGAACAAAAATGCAAACACAAACGGCCCGAAAAATCTGTTGGAGGTTGCTCAGAACAACTGGAATCCAGGCCAGATGTGGCCCACGCCTCAAGCACAGGATTCAAAGAACGTGAAACAAAGCAAAAGTGCCTATCAAACATTGCCCAAAACAATGTTGAAGCGCGAGGGATCTGGCAGATTGAACCCGCCGTGGGTAGAGTGGCTAATGGGGTGGCCCGTAGGGTGGACAGACTTAAAGCCATTGGAAACGGACAGGTACCGGCAGTGGCGTCAACAGCATGGAACATTTTAAATGGAGCGTAGGCAATGAAGGTTTGGACTGAAGCTAGACTAAGATCTTTTATGATGTCCTGTGTTAGGTCGGGAACTAGGAGGTGGGCTCCCAAATATCAAACACTTAATGAGTCGTTTGTTGAAAGCCAGAAGAACGAGAAGACCGGCAGGATGCGGAAGATGTACCGATGTGCTATTACCAATAAGCTTTTCCCCGCAAAGGAGATGCAGGTTGACCACATCGAGCCGGTAATCCCCGAAAAGTGGGGACGCAAAACTAAATATCTTGGATACAATTGGAACGAGCTTCTTCCTAGGTTGTTCTGTGGTAAAGAAAACCTACAGGCAGTTAGCAAGGAAGCACACAAGGCCAAGACAAAGGAAGAGAACGCAAAGAGAAAAAAGAAATGAACGACAATGAAAGATTCAAAAAGCACCTAGCCAAAAGCCACGGGCCAGTTTGGAAAATTGCAAACCACATCAGCTCGATGGGTTATCCGGTGAACATACCACCAACCTTTGTCGCTCCATCACATGAGGAGTGGGAGGAGTTTGCCGATGACGGGGACTTGTATGTTGGTCAAAGGGTTGAAGTGAAAAAGCTAGGCGTTGACTTTACCGGCAGAGCTGACTGGCCTTTCAATTCAAAATTTATTGTGTGTGCTAAACATTCATTTGACAGGGCAAAGCCAAGGCCATATAGGTATTACTATTTAAATAAAAAAGAAACCCATGCAGCAATTGTAAAGGGAAGCTCACATAAGAGCTGGTATTGCGAAACTAAAAAAGACTCACGTTATGAAGATATGGTGCAATCATTCTATATGTCTCCCATGCACTTGGTTAA